TGCGAGATAGGGATTGTTCGTGATGCCGCGCGCCGCCATCCATTGCGGCGTGTGGATCGGGTTGTTCTGCATCTGGTTCGCAGCCGAGACCGAAGACTTGGCCAGTTCAGTCAGGAAGCGCTGATATGCAGCGGCAGCATCCTGCTTCGACTTGGTGATCGGTCCGGCGAGGAACGAGGCAAGAAGCCACGAAAGCGTCGTCACGAACAGCGGCGAGAACTTCGTTGTATCGGTCACGCGGCGCGTGTAGCGCATGATCGCGTCCGGCGTGTTGGTCAGGATGACCGCGCTGCCGTCGCTGTTGGTTTCGATCACATAGTCCTGAGTAGCAGTGTCATCCAGCACGCCATCGACATTGATCGACAGCACGCGCGCCACGTCTGCAGGCATCGCGTACTCGTATTCCCATGCGCCGGCAGGCTCACCGGTCGTCAGCGACAGGGCCACTCGCGTCGTCGCGAAAGGCCATGCGAAGATTTCAAGAAGCGCATCGCGCGCAATGGGATAGAAGCGCTTGCAATGGTCCGCTTGTGCGGAGCCATCGGGCGGGCTGATAGAAGACACTGCGGCCTCGTCAGCCAAGTGAGCTAGTGCAAGGTTGCACACATCGACTTCAGAGGCCACAGCAGGCTCCTACTAGATATTTCGGCGCGTTTTCTTCGTGATTTCAGAAAGCGTCGTTGTTGCTGGATTCTTCGGCTGCTCGGTGACAGGCTCGCTCGTCTTCTCCATCCACGAACCCATCTGCTTCTCCGACTCAATCTCAAAGATTTCTCCGGGCCGGCGCAGTGCCGACCCGAAGAATCCTTGCCGAAGGGCTTTGACTTTAATGGTCATTGCCCTTCACCCTTAGTTGTTAGCGTCAGGGTAGAGAGTCTGCACCGGAGCAACCGGCGTCAGATAGGCCGAGAACTTGCCAGCGGTCAGCGGGCCAGTCGCCACGGTGAAGCGAACGCCGAGATAGCGCTCATAGGTGGCGTCGATGGGCAGCGGCACGCGGCAGACGGTCGAACCCAGCGTCAGCGCCGTCTTGGAAATCGCGGGCGTCGTGTAATGCACGGTCGCCGAGGTCGCAAGGTTCGCGGTGCTGTCCGATTCCAGCGAGAAGGTCACGGTCGCAGCGCCGGCTGCAGTCGCGGCTTCGTCGCAGGTGATGACCAGATACAGGTCTTGCATGGCCAGCGAACGCAGGGTCGGCGTTGCGCCGAGGTCGATCACATCCGAGATTGCCGAGGCGGTAACGGCGACGGCATCTTGGAATTCATTGCGCTTGTCGATAATCATGATTCGGCTCCTATTAGCTGATGACCGATTCGGTCGAGGTGATACGGTCGCAGCGGCGAACCGGAACGCCGTCAAACATGGTGACGTGCTTGCCGGCAACCTGATCCATCGTCAGGGTCGAGCCAGCAACCTTGTTCATGATCTGACGACGCAGGAACGAGCGAACGGTGCGGTTGCAGTAGAAAGCAGGGCGACCCATCGACAGCGACGGGATCAGTTCCAGGGCTTCGGTCATCTTGTCGATGAGGTCGGCGCCGGCCGATGCGTTCTTGGTCAGTGCCGAGGTATCGACGTTGGCGATACGGACGACATAGCGCCAGTCGCGAACGGTCAGGCCGAGGTCCCAGCGATAGTGCGTGCGGTAGGCTTCGGCGCGGCCGTTGGCGCCGTCGATGTTTTCGACGGTGACTTGGCCCTTGTCTTCCATCGAGAGGCCGGCTTTCGAGCCTTTCGGGTAGATGCCATGCACGGTGTTCGGACCCCATACCACAAGCCAGATCGAGGTCTGGTCGGAACCGGAGGCGGTCGCATCAGCCAGCAGGATGTTCTCGCCGTTGATCGCGCCCGACTTGGTGTTGAAGCGCGGGGCGAAGCCGGTGAAGGCTTCCGGGTTCGTACCTTCGTTGCCGTAGAACAGGGTGTTCGCGAACTCCTGATTCATGCCTTCGATGAAGGCGCGATCTTCGGACAGGCGGAACGCGGCGGCGTTACCGTTCAGGTCGGCCAGAGCCTTGTCGATTTCGGCATAGGCTTCGAGCATGCCGCACGAATCGGTGATCTGCGCGGTCGTGCTCTTGGCCGGCTGAACGCCGCCGTAGAGCTTGCGCCACGTCGGGGCAGGCAGGCCAGTGCGGACGGTCGTGCGATGGCCGGTCGGCAGGTTGCCTTCGAGGAAAGTCATGTCCTCGATGATTTCGTTGGTTTCGGCAAGCAGTTCCGAGATGGTGTCGATCTTGCCGTTCGGGTCGAGGCGCTTGGTCACGTCCAAGAGCGTCGGGTTGATTGCGCTGAGAGTTGCCATTTGGATTTCTCCTTAGTTCTGATTAGGGAACAGTCGCTTGGCCGGGTCGCTCGGGCTGTCAGCCTTTGCACCACGGACAATTGAGCCGTCTTCGCTGATTTGCTTACCGATGCGGACGAAGGCGCGAATGACTTCGGGATGGTTGCCCAGCCCGGTGACGTTCAAGAGCGAACGCAGTTCCGGAGTTGCGAACTGATCAAGCGCAGCTTTCGCCACTGACAAATTCGCTGCAAACGCATCGCCGCCGAATTCCTTGTCGGTCTTCGCGGCATCTGCCCATGCAACGTGTTGCGCCCGCATTTCCTCGCCCTGCCGCAGAGTCATCTTGATCTGCAGATCGGCGAGGCGCTGTGCGTCTGCTTGCGACAGGTTCAGTTCCTTGGCCAGCGTCTTGAACTCATTCAGGACTTCGGTATCGGCCGCGACCCCTTCGGGTACGGTGATTTCGATTTCCTGCGGAGTCGTCGGCGCTGCTTCAGTTGCCGAAGTGTCGGGCGCTTGATCCTGCGCCGGGGCTTGGGCGGGAGCGCCCTGCTCAACTACTGCTGCCGGTTGAGCATCCTGCTGCGCCGCTGCGGTGTCATCGGTGGCGGTTGTCAGCGTGTCAGTCATTTCCTTTGGTTCTCCATAAGCATGACTTGATAGAACTCAGGAGCGTGTTCATGAATCTGCGAGATGATCGACAGTCCCATGTTCCGCATGCCCTCACGGAAGTACGTTTCGGAGTTCCCTGTAAAGCTCGAACGGAAGACGCCAGCCTGTTCAAGCAGGCGCCACACAAAGCGACGGCCTCGCTCTTCGTTCATCAGCCATTTGAAATCTTCGGCCGCGAGGTTTGCGGCGACGGCACGGATGCGGTCGTCTTCTTCCTTGCGGCGCTGCTGACTACGGATGTCAATCGGGTTCGAGCCTTTCATATGCGTAGGCTATAGCCCAGCAGAAGGCTTATCCGCACGGTTATCGGCGCATGCGACGACGCGCCTTGATCAGCCAGTCAATGACGACCGTGACGGCAGCGCCGATGTGGCCCAGCAGCGAGAGCGTCTTGCTGCCGAAGTGCTTGGCCTTGAAGTGGTTAAGCGGCATCCAGCGTCACACTTCTGCGGTTGCCGTTGGCATCGACCGTGCTGACAACGCGATGCTCGCCGGCCTGACCCTTGAAGGTTTCCGTGCCGGTGCCGGCGCCAGTGACCTGACCAGCCAGAACAGCGAGAACGATGCGCTGCACGTCGCGCAGGGTTAGCGTTCCTTCGACCACGCCGAGCAGCGGGTCAGCGGCAGCGCCTGCAGAATTGAGCAGTTCGCCCATGCTGCCGGCCGAGTTGTTCGCCACGGCGAGCGCGGCCCATACCTTATCTGCGATGCCTTCGGGCGTCAGGTCAGAGTAGCCACGGATCGTTGCAGCCAGTGCGCCAGTGGCATACGGCGTCGCGTTGCTGATGGTGCCAGTGCCTGACAGCGCGGCATTTGCCCATGCCAGAGCAGCGACGGACGCGGTGACGCTGCCAGCACCTGAAATCGTAGCAACGGCATTCAGATACCCGCGAAGGTCCGCTGCAGACACTGAGCCAGTGCCGGCAATCGTTGCCACCATCGAGATGACAAGCTGGGCTGTGGCGCTGGAAATAGCCCCGGTGCCACTCAGCGTCGCCTGACCATTGACGCCGCCGGTCACGGCAAAGGTCGTCGCTCCGGCCCCGGCGATGTTGTTGCGCGAGGCCATGCCGCCCGCCACGCCTGGAAGCAGCCACGACCCCGGATGCAGCGTGCCGTCAGGGCGGCCGGACTTGCGATCCGGCGCGTGCTCCCCGACCATCCAGTTGCGCCGGTCGGAGCCGCCGAAAAGCTGGCGCTCCTGACAGAAGGCACCGCCGAACCGGCGCACCGGGTACTGCGCGAAGATGGTGCCGTTCTGTTTCAGCATATCAACCCCAGCCGAAGTCGGTGCTGCCGTAGAAGTTCGTGCTCGCAGCCGTGGCGGCGCCTGCGAAGTAAAGCCAAGTCAGGCACGCGCCATCCTTGACCCGCGGCAGACTCGGCAACTGATTCATCAGGTCGCGCTCGGCGGCGACGGAAACGGTCGTCAGCGGCAGCGTGAGCAGCGGCTTGACGAGGCACAGCGCGAAGGTGCCGGTATTGGCCGCGCTCATCGTCACCGTGGCGACGTTCTGCACGCCGGTATCGCCCGAGGCCAGAGGCAGGAAGGGGCCATAGTTGTTCGCCGCCGTACCCGAGTGGCCGATGTGGCCGACAATGGCCGAGGCGGTCATAGCGACCGTCACCGGCAGCGCGTTGCCCGTGTTGCCCGATTGGTCCGTGTAGGAAAGCGCGATGTTCTGCGCGGTCGCGCCGGATGCGGCGGTCTGCACGGCAAACAGTCGGCAGCCGGCGCCGTTGGTGTAGCGCAACGTCGGGGTGCCGGTCAGGGTCTGCGCGACAGCCGAGTTGTTGCTGATGCCCGGCCAGTAGCCTTGCATATCGACCAGCATCAGCACGCCGGGAACGCCCGTAGCGACGCCAGTCAGCGCGGCGACGTTGAGGATGTGCTTGGTGTCGGTGCTGACGTTGCCGCCATGCGGCAGGCCGAAAATCTGCGTGCCGTTGCCCGTGGCCT